CTACAAATAATCTTTGTGTTATGTAACCTGTACCATCGCTATTTACTGTTAGAGTATCACACACATTTCCTATACCTCTTAAAGTACATTGTATATTATTACTTTGTCTGTCACTATCATTTGAAAAAGTGATACTCGGATTGTTAATATTATTAATATCAACAGGATTTGTTGGTGTAGGTATTGCACTTTGAGTTGATTTACCGTACAAAGTTAACCCAACAATGTTACAATCACTACTATCATTAAGTACAATGCTAGTTGACTTATCTGTTGTGACTTTAATAGCGTTTTGTAAAACATCTGCTTTAAGTTGTACAATGTCTGTAGCGTTCTGCTTTACTGCTGTATCGTTGCTTGTCTTGTATGCATTAAAGTCTGTATTATCAACTTTATCTACTTTCAATACAACAATATCAGCTTTGTTCTGTGCAATGTCTGCACGTGGTTGTTCTGACTTTGTTTCAACAAAATCCCACACACCTTTTACGCTAGGATAAGTAGTTGTGCTAGGTTGTGTAATCACATCAACCTTATTAGATAGGCTTTCCTTGCCATTTACATTCGTATTAGTTGTTGCAATTTCTCGTTGTGCTGTTTCTTTGACAATCTGTAAATTGTCAGCAACCTGACTAATATTAGCGTTTAAAGATTGTACATCTGTTTTGTGCTGAGTTTCAATACTTGTTGCTCTGTTCTCCCAATCAGTTCTATTTGTGTTAACTGATGACTTTAATGACTTAATAGCACTTGCTAATAGTTCATTTACATTGATGAAGTTTTCATCATTTGAGTAAACAATACTAACACCATCTGGTACTGCACCACTTACAATATCCACATTGCCAACTGTGTTATCAATATAAATAGTCTTTAGTGAGGTACAATTACTAAAAGCACCATTATTAATTTTTGTAACGTTATCTGCAACAAATACTGTTACAATATCTGTCTGACTTGTCGCAAAACTACCTGCACCTAATGCTTCTGTTTGTGTTGTATTCTTTAGCACACCATCAGAAGTGAAGGTTGCTGAAAAATTGAACCTAGTACCTTGTATAGCTTTAGCTATATTCTCATCCATTTGGTTCAAATTTTCTGCATTGATTGGTGTTTGTTTACTGGGACTATTCTCCCAATTAATTAAGTTGTAGCCCATTGTTTATCATCATCTCCTTGATATTCTGAACTTTCTGTACTTACTTGGACTGTAAGGCCAACTGTTCCGGATAAAGTTCTGTTAAAAATTGTACTTGTAATTATTGGAGTGTCCTCTACTCCTGTATTTAACTGTATAGTATCACCAGGTTCTAGCCACCAACGGTCAAACAGGTTAACGCTAAAAGGTCGGTATTCATAGAACATCCATCCACCATAAACTGCACCTGAGGGTCTTATAAATTTACTAACAAGAGTTTTCTCTGTATTACAAGAGATAAATTTGTTATCACCGTCATAATAATTTTGTTTACCTGATGTGGTTACTATGTTTTCTGTGTAGGTCTTATCCTTGTTGTACTTAAATCTTGCTTTAGTTATCTTAGCAACTGTGTAATCTTCAAAATTCAAGTCTGTATAATAGCCAACAGTATAAACATCTGTTACATCCTTTTCTTGTGGTAATTTCTTAAACTTAATACTTCCTTCCCCATCACAAAAAGCAAACTTTGCAGAACACTCACACAAATCTTGAAGTAAATTAAGTACTGTTAATTTACCGTTATAAACTTCTTTTACAATTGTAGCTGATAAAGAAAGTTTTTTATCATCTTCACTACCATAAAAGTTACTGTCAACAATAAGACCTTTTTCTTCGCACATATCAATTACACATTCTTTTAAAACTTTAATTGTTGCATTTGGAGAGTAAGTTGCAAAACCAAAGAACCAAGTGTAAATATTAATTTTACCGGCTAGATAAAAGTTATCATAAGCAGTAACTTCTTTAATAGTTTTATTCTGTTGTCTTTTTGCACTATCAATAGTTCCGGTAAAGATACAAGCTGACTTATCTACCACTTTACAAGGATAAAGTTCACCGGATGGGTACAAGTCCTTAGACGGATAAACATTATCCAAATAACTTTGCTTTATGTACACTTTGATTTCTCTACCTACTAATTGCTCCTTAAAATTAATAGTGCTAAAAGTAAGTTGTGACGATATACACCCACCAAAACGGAGTGTGCTATCGTCACAAATAGAATTAGTTAATTCAAGGCTATCAAATACAATATTTTCATTTGGTAAAATACTTTTTGTATCTGTAAAGACAATCTGAATATTTCTTGATATTGTATTTTCCAGAAGTTTCTTCTTAATTTCAAGGTCCTCAGCTTTATTCTTACTAAACATATACATACTACATCACCTCAGTATTCAATCAATTCAAATGTAATAGGGTTGTACTGTATGTCATTTGATGATGCATCCATTACTGAAAATTCCACATCAGGAATATAGAAATAACCTTCCTTGTATTTGTTTTCTTCATCATTCCAATATTCAACCTTGCACTTTCTCTGTGTAGAATTTACAATACCTTTATTGATAATATTCTGTATCTTAATCTTGTCATCAAGAAAAAGAATATGAGTAGAAAAAGTAATATTAGTTTTGTGATTTGATAAAGTTTTTCTTTGCAAATCACCGTTATTGTCTCTTTCAGCAGATACTTCCATTCTTTGATTAGGTGTAGTGGAATACTCAGCAATACACTTATTAGGAAATATGTTTTTATTAAATGCAATTAGATAACCTTTATAGTTCGCCATATATAACCACCTACCTTATACAAATGCCGACTTACCGTTATGCCTTTTCTTGTACATTTCATTCTGCTTAACAATCTCTTTGAAAATGTCGCTACCGTTGATTTTTGCAACAAATTCATATGTATTGCCACCTTTATTTCTAAAGATAATAAACATTTCATACAATCTCTTTAAATACAGTAAAATCTGTGAAAGTATCTCTGTGTCCCCATTGTCTGAACTTTCCTGAATCATACCTTTAAGTTTATTAAGAGGTGAAACTACTTCAGGGTTACCGGAGGATGCACCCATATTATCACCTACTACTGCTAAGGTCGGAGCTTTTACAAGACCACCTTTTGCAAGATGAGGGATTTGTGGAATATCAAAACCAAACTTCTTACCACCGATACCCGGAACCCACTTAGGCACATCAAAACTAATTTTATTGACGCCTTTGATAAGTGTATTAAGACCGTCAATTAGGAAGTTGATAGGTGCCTTAATAAAGCTAATAATGCCGTTAAATAAGTTCTTGAACCATTTACCGACACCGGTAAACGCTTTTTTAATCGCATTCCACGCACCTTTGAAAATGTTTCCAAACCAGTCAGCAACGCTTGTAAACGGTGCTTTAATTCTGTTCCACATTCCGCGCATTGTTTTTGAAACGGTCTTATTTTGCGAATTAACGCCAATTAAAAAGCCTTGTGCGGTGTAGCGTCCGATTTTTTTCATTTCTCTTGAAGGTGAGTGAATACCCAGTGTTTTTTTAGCTTGGTTTATATAGTTTTGGGCAAGTTCATTTTTTGTCGTTTTCAGTTTGTTTGAATATTCCTTTGTTCCTTCTTCCAAACCAAAACAAATATTTTTACCTGACTTTTTAGCTTCTTTTTTTAGCTGTCCTAAAGATTTTTTAGTGTTTTTTTGCACATCATCAAGCGAAATTAAGCCTTGATTATAAGCAAGTAATACCGCAGATGAGTCTGAATAGTTGCCATTTAAAACACCTTGCATTTTTGAAAGTTCATCAGTTTGTGTTTGTAACTTTGCATAACTTTTTTGTGCTTCTTCATATGGTTTTTTTACTTTTTCAAGTTCTTTGGTATAACTATTTAATGTAGTTATTGCTACTTGATACTCATTTTGTGTTGTTAGATAACCACTATCTGTACCATATGAGTTAGGTTTGCTATTTTCATACCATATCAAAGTATTTTTTAATCTTTTAACTTTTTCATCTTGCTTTTTTATTTTTTCGATGTACTTATCATAATCATTTTCAGCTTTATTCAAACTTGTCTTTGCTGCTACTTTAGATTTTGTGGTACTAATAGTTAAATCACTAATAGCTTCTTGAGCAGCCAACTTTTTATATTGCTCAATAGTTTTTCGGATTTCGTTACGGATAGACTTTTGATTACCCTTAAGTTTGATAGTTCCGTTTTTTGAGTAATGAACATATCTATTCCATACCTTTTCAAAGTTCGGAACATTATCTTTAAAATATTTTACAATAGTATTAAGTTGTCCTGCTTCCTGTGGTGTTAATGTTGCCTTCTTTAACAAATCATCAAGTTTCTTTTCATACTCATCAATCACACTGTTATCTGTATGTATTTTATCCAAACTATCCATTGTTTCTGTTAGAGTTGTTTCAATACTCTCTTTTGTTTGTTCTAGTTCAGAAGAAACTTTTTCCATTTCTCTTGCAAATTTTCCTGCTTCGGATGTACTCCACTCCAACTGATTATAAGTTGTTACAGCAGTGATAATACCACCAATAACACTTGCAGCAATTAGTACAGGATGTGCTGAGAAAACTCCACTTATTGTTGTACCAAAAGTTTTTATAGCATTCATAACTGTTGTAACACCTTTAGCTATGGTATTACCAGTCTTAAACATCAATACTGCTGAACCAATAGCAGTAATACCGGAAGCAACGCCTAAGAGCAATGATTTTGGAATTTTGCTTACAACACTACTTACAAATTCAAGTGCTTCACCTAAGGCATCTACTAACTTAGGTACTGCTTTTTCAATAGTCCATTTAGCAAGAGGTAATAGTACCCCTTTATAAGCACCTCTTAATTTTTCACCAACTGCTTTTAGCAATTTTCTAAAAGCCCTTGTAAGACCTTCAACTGATGACATAACAGGATATAGGTCAAGGCTTTCTAACCAATCAAGATGTATCTGTGACATATCGGCAAGCCAACCGGTTATATCCTCAACTATACCTAAAATATCTTTCCAAATCTTTTTTCCAAGATTATTTTTATTCCAAGCCTTTATTACTTTTTCTCTTAATGTTGTAACTGCATTGTTGCAGTTTCGTATAGTCTTAAGTATATTAGTCCAAATTCTGACACCAACACCTTCATTCCATACTTCTCCAAAGTCCTTAGCAATGACATCTATAAGTTCTATAAGGCTATTAAATCTATCAAGAATTGACTGTACAACTTGATTTCCTAAATTTCCTTTTTTCCACGCTTTTGTAAAGGCATCAGCGATAAATCCTATATTATCAATGCAGTGCTTAAGTAATTTACGAATGTTAGAAAGTATTTTTTCTCCTGTACCGTTTTTCCATACATTAACCCAAGACTTGCCTATTGCAATAAGTGCTGACTTTATTTTCCCAAGTGTATTTTTAATACTATTAATTACACTTTTCCACTTATTCAACACTCGGTCTATGGCTTTATTTGCAGTATTATTATTTATATTTTTAGGTAAATTTGAGGAATTTGAAGTAGATGGATTACTTGATGTTGTACTTGTACTAGTCTTTGTAAGCACATTCAGCTTATCAAAACTTGCTAAGTTATTCTTGGCCTTCTTTGCACTTTTAGATACTTTATCAATAGCCTTAGAACTGTTATTTGCCTCGTTAGTTAAATTAGAAGTTGACTTAGTTGCTGAATCTAATGAATTAGATGTATCACTTGAACCGGTATTACCAAAAACCTTATCAGTAAATTCCTTAAATTTATCGGCAAGTGTTCCAACTCTTAATATCAACGCATTTACTAATTTCAAAACAGGTGTAAACACATTAATAAGACCTTGACCTAATGTAGCCTTTAAACTTTCAAATCTTAACTGTAATATCCTAGTTTGGTTAGCCCAACTATCCTGAGTTCTTGCAAAGTCACCTGTGGCATTTTTTAATTGGTCCTGTACAAAGGCAAAACGCAAGCTAACTTTTTCGGCTTCCGTCATTGCACTCGTTGTTTTTCCGTAACCGTTTGCAAGCGCATAACTGTCAAGCGCGGTTTGTGTCATTACAATACCTAAATCTTTTAGCGTTTCTGTTTCGCCACTAAACACCGATTTTAGCTTTGTGTATGCTTCATCTTGCGTGATGTTATAAAATGACGCTACGTCACCCGCTAAGCCTGTAAGCGCTGTTGACATATTATAAGCTTGTTTTTCGCTGAATCCAAACGCTTCCGCCATTGAACCGAACGTGCCGACGTACTTTTTAGCCATAGTTTCAGATAAGCCAAATTGTGCGCTTGCACTTTTTGCCCACTTGTCAACACTACTTGACATATTCTTAAATGTAACATCAACAACATTCTGAACTTCAGTTAAATCTGAACCTAGATCTATACAACTCTTACCAAACCTAGTTATCATAGCAACACTAAAAGCAGTACCTACTACCTTTGCAATTTTGCTAAAAGAATTTGAAATCTTTGAACCGGCAATGTTTGCTTGTGATTGAACACCACTTAATGATTTAGCAATTTTACTACCGGCATTATTAGCTTGTGTTTGGATGTTATTAAGTGACTTTTTAAAACTGGTGCTATTAAGTATTAAATCAATTCCAATTTGTCCTGCCGTTGTCATTAGCATACCTCCTTCCTAAAATTAGGTATAAAAATAGCGTACACCACTTGATGTACGCATAAGAAAAGCCACTCTATTACGGAGTGGCTAATTTGTTTATTATATCATTTATGGCTTTTTTGTACCACAACCACAAGAACCAACATAGTTCTGATTGATTTTGCCACAGTTAGGACACTTCCACTCATTGTGGGATGGTGTTCTATTTTCGTTAAAATCTTTTTTAAGTATCTTAACCTTTTCACTTTTTGCTCTTTCCATAGCTTTCAAATCTTCCAAATGCTCCAAGATTGTACCAATGCCATAGAAAATAAGCACAAATAAAGCAGTTTCAATCCAAGTATAAATCATTGTAAAGAAACTAAAACCATCCAGTGCCTGATTGCCGTTAACAATACCACCGATAATACCTAGAATAGCAAAAACAATTGCTACAGTTTTAAATACACTACTTTTCATTATAAAATTCCCCTTTGTATTAATTTTACTACATTATACAACACAATGTGGTAAAAATCAACACTAAATTATGACATTTGAATAAAAATATTTTTTATATCATTAAGGAATTGTGTAGTTTCATCTAGTGATTTAGAATTAGCAAGTGTGGTATTTCTCTTTCTTCGGTATTCATTCCTTATACGCATTTGTGCCGGAGTGAAGTTTGATAGCATCTCTTTATCATCTTCTATCCTGATTTGTACAAGTCTTGCAATGCTTGTATTGGGACCTAAACCGGATAATAAAGAAACAAACTCACTCCATGGCATTGTCCTAAATTCTTCTGAACGGATAGAGACCCCATATTCAGACCTAAAGGATGAAATTATTGTGTCAAAATCATCTATTAGGTCATATCCGGGGTCACTGTTTCCCCCTCATTATCTTCAACAGTACCTGCAACAAGCTCAACTGCTGACATAATGACCTGAGAGAAATCTTCAAGGTTAAGGTTCATTTTTTCAATTACTTTTCTGTCTTTCTCATTAAACAGAAGTTCAAAGAAATCATAAAGTTTACTTGGGGTTAAATCTTCAAGACTAGGTAAAATCTTTAGCATTGTTACTGCACTGTCATTTACTTCAAAAGTTTTGTCCTTAATCTTAATCTTTGGCTTTTCGTCAAAGTTAAGTTTTTCTGTAATATCAATAATTCTACTCATTTTTGTCACTCCTTATGCTACCGGTGTTACTTTAGGCTTACCGTTTGACATAACTTCAAATTCAAGTGGTGCTACATCACCTGCTTCGCCACTACCGTTTGATGTTACATTGATAACTGCATTTGTAAATTCAACTGATGTGCCGTCAGGGAAAGTCCACTTGAAATCTGTGTATAAATCTCTGCCATTTTTCATAGCCAAACCTGCAATATAATCATTGCCCGGATCACCAACAGTACGCTTACCACTGGCAGTAATTGTAATACCCTTAGTAGTAGCCAGTCTGCTTGTCCAACCCTGCTGGTCAAAAGAATTCCAATCCTGAACACCATTATCAAATGCCACACTAAAACTTGTCATATTGGCAATATCGGCATATGTACCTGGTGAACCGGTTGTCTTTACTTGAAACTGATTTTCATAACAAGGATAAACACCTGTTGTTTTTGCCATAATTAATCTTCCTTTCTTTCAAAAAATATTTTCATCTCAATAACTCTTTCGTACACCTCATTATCAGTACCCACATCTATTGGTTCAGGTGTCAGTAGCTGAATCAGATACACTTTAGAATTATTTATTGTAACATTCTTAATTGTGCGAAGTTTATTATACAGAGTTCTTGCACAAACCTCTGTTTCATTTGCATTATTATTCCAATGAATAAGCAATGATACTGCAATAACATCATAAGATAGTTCTGTGCCAACACCACGAAGAGGCTCACCACTGGTTTTTAGGGTGTATACACCAACAGATTTATCTTGCTTATTGTCAAGTCTGCCTATGTAAAAATGTTCTGCATTTATAATTGTTTTCAAGAAATCTCTTACATTTGCTAAAGTCATCATAAGCCTGTAAGCCTCCTATAAATCTTTTCAAAAGCTTCATTACAGAAGTTTTCCCTTGAACCACCCTTTAGCCAAGGGTCAAACCACTTACCACCGGCATTTTTATTGTTGGTTTTCTGAAAGTTAAATTCCGGATGATAATAAAGTCTTCTTGCATATGGAGTGCTTGAACTTATTGTAGTTTTCCCCTGTGCTGAATGTGAGTAGTCAACAAATGTTGACTCATTTTGAAGGTTCCCTGTATCAAAGGGCATTACCTGTGCATTTTTTACTTCTGTCAAAAGTGCATCAGTAGTTTGTTCTAAAGCAGTTACAGTAGCTTTATCAAATTGCCTTATAACATTCATATTAAGTTTAACCTTAGAATTAACATTAATCACTACATCACATCCAATTCAACATAGTTTACTGTACCGTCAGGGTTTCTTCCTTTTGTACACTTAACAATTTCTCTTTTCACACCGTTTACTGTAACATATCCACTGCTAATGGAACTGTTAGGGCAAAAGTCAAAGGGTATCAGCAAAACACCTGTACACTCTACTTTCTTTTTATCACTTGTATATACAGTTTTAACTCTATCCTGATAATTACAGTACAGAGGTGCTAAAAACAATGTATCGGAGGGATATATACTGTCTGATGGATAAATAAACCTACATTCGTAAAGGACTTTAGGTGCACCATCTTCTGTTAATCCCTCATCATACACCACAACCTCACAAGGTGTTTTGCAAAACTTTTTCAACACCAATCTGGGAAATTTCATATTATCACCTCATATTGTCGGATAACATAAACCTGTAGTTTTAAGCAAAGAATAAAGTTCTTGTGGAATAGCAACACCACTAACCACCATTAAATTCCAACAACTACCGAAAGTCATTGATGTACCGTTAATTGAGTAGCTTTGCAGATAGGTAGTAATCAATTCTTCATTTTCTCTATAAAAAGCAGTAAGTCTGCTATGGACTTCATTGATAACCTTTTTCTGAAAGTAGGTCAATTTGTCAAAATTGATACGGTTAAATGTTAGAATGTCAATGTGGTTAGCAGTAGTTATCTCTGTGTTATCATTAGCAATACTTCTAATGTAATCTACATACATAGCCTATTCCTTTTTAGAACTTGACTTTAGCTTTTTAAGTTCAGCTTTTAGCTTGGCATTTTCCTTTTCTACTGCACTAAACTTTTCAAGTGGTACTGTTTTACCGACACCATATTCTTTTAGTGTACCGTTATCCTCATACACATCATAGCCCTGTGCAAGATAAGTATTTGCCTCTGATTCTGTGTTTACTGTATAGGACTTATTGCCTTTAATAGCTTTCATCTTCTAATCACCTCACATTAAGCCTCTGCGTGAATGATAACACCACTTTTTAGAAGTTCATCAATACCAAATGTACCGTTTACTTTTCTGTTCTGATACATATAATTGTCAGCAGTTCTACTGTCTGTACCGGGAGTGAACATTTTGATATATGCATACTTAACTCTTGAAACCTGTGCCTCTGGGTCAATAAGGATATAGTCAATCTGTTTTGCAGTACTATCTGCCTTACAACCGTCTGTAAAGTCAAATAGTGACTTCATTCTGGCACTAGGCACTTCTACAATCTTGTTAATATCATCAAGAGAACGAACTCTACGGTCGATACCTGAAGATGAACTAACTTCAAGTGTACGCTGAATACCCTCTGCATTTTTTAGTAACTTCTTATAACTTGGTGTTGCATATAGAATAACTCTATCAAGTGGCACACCTGCCTCTGCAAAGGCCTCTAGGTTATCGTCAAAGTCAGAGAGTACATTTGCACTTGTCAGTGCAGTTGTCTTAATCTTTGCATTTACTCTTTTAGCCTCTGTGTAAATCTTGCTATAAGTGTAACTGTCAAGTTCAGGAATAGCCTGTGTCTTTTCAAATCTATTCTGAATGTTACTGACAGTAACTACAAGATTTGTTTCATCAACATCAAGTGGGTCAACAGTGAACTCAATATCTCTGTCATGATCCAGTGTCTTTGTTTCATAGCCATTTGAATATGTACCTGAGTTAAAGCTACCACCTCTTGTATGGTCCTTGTAACCACTTACAGATAGCTTTGGAATTTTAATGTCTTTACCATTGACAATCTGAATGTCTGAATTTGAATGATATAGGTCATCACAAGTTAGTTCTTGACCGTATAACTCTCTTAAAACATTACTGAAAATTGTTGCGTATTCTAATACTGCCATAATTTAATTACCTCATTTCTTTTATTTTTTTGTTTTGATACCAAAGATACCTCTCAAAGTATCTTCATCAGGGTTGTTGTTGTTACCACCATCGCCACCGATTTTCTGTACACCTGCACCGTCATTAGATTGTTTCTTTAGTGCCGGTACTTCATCAAGCACCTTCTTGACAGCCTCTGAAAGTTTGTCATTATCAATCTTGCCGTCAGTAGTTGCACCTGAAAAATCAGCTAACTTTAGCACATATGGAACACTTGAAACATCCACACCTTGCTTAATAACTTCAAGTGTAGCTACTTGGTTCACCTCTGCAATAAGTCTTGCATTATTGGCTGAATCAAGGTCTCTTTGCATTTGGTTAAAGTCAGGTGTATTCTGCTTTTTCTGTTCCTTAAATGTAGCAATAGCCTGTTGCATTTCATCAGCAGAAATACCCTGTTGCTTAAAGTAAGACTTTAGAACTGTGTTCTCTGTTGCACTTTGTTTGCCACTGATAATACTTGCCAACTTATCATAATCAATAGTTGGTGCATTACTGCTTGGTTCATTGCCACTTGGTGGGTTGGTGTTTTGATTATTGTTTTGGTTGTTGTTTTGATTATTTGGTTCTGCCATTTTAATCATCCTTTCAGTTTTATGGGTGTCTCCCAAAATACAGTTATAGAGTGTCTCTCATTTACAGTTGTACAAGTGTCTCTCGTAGTTTAATGTCTTCGGACAATAAATCAGACAATAAAAAAGCACTAACAAGAGTTAGTGCTAAATTACTTCTTTGTTTCTGCTTTTTGCTTAGGTTCTGCAAATTCAACAAAGCCAAGTTTGTTTAGTTCTGTTGCTCTTTCATCAGAACAATCATACAGTTCACCACTATGCCTTGTGCATAGGTTATTCTCAACATCATTAAAGTCCCTAGTAACCTTTACTTTCATATCATCACCACCTTTTAGGTATTAAAAAAGCACTAACAAGAGTTAGTGCTGATAAACATAACATTACAATTATTTCTTTGTAAAGGTAGTTCAAATAAATGGCTCATTGCTAATACATCCATTATCTATAAGTTTTTTCATAATATCAGCTTGTTCTTTCTCAAAATCGTTAAGATTATCATTAAAGCCTATAAGTTTATATCCTACTAAACCATTACAATTGTACGGCTTAAATACACCTATTCCCGATGAAAAAAAAGACTTTTTTATAAGTTTAATATACTTTTTATAATCTTCTTGTACTTTGTCAGGTGCATCTTTTCTAAGTAAAAAAACACAACCGTATTGAATTTGATTTTTATTATCAATAGCGTATTTAGCACTATTATAAAACCACTCATTGGGATTTTCAATCATTGTTTAATCACCTTTAATAACATATATCGTTCTATTTGATTACTTATATTGCCTTTGTAATCTTTGACCGATATTTCTCTTTCACCAGCATCTATGATTTTATATGTTGTATTTCTATCTATCAAAAATTCAAACTCGGCTGGGCTTTCTGAAATTTTATAGATATATGCACCCCTTATATTTTTAGGAACTATAATTTCAAGTGTTGTTTTTGTTGGATTGTTAATACCACCAAAAGGAAGCTGAGCATCTGAACATATTGTTGTGCTTGTGAAACCTTTTTCTGTGAAAGTTTTACCGATCATTTTTCTCATATCATCAACAGATGATGTTGCTTTTGTAATATAGTCAACATTACCTACACTTCGTTTTAGTTTTAATGGTGTATTAAGTTTGAATTTTGATAATTCTTTTGATATTTTTTCACCTAAACCATTTAGGCTTTCAACATAATCTTCTCCGTAACATTTTTTAACCTTTTCTAATTGGCTTCCACCTCGTTCCAAAGCATTTATGATTTCATAATCACCACCTGTATATTTAAAAATAGCAGGGTTTTCATCTCGACTAAACGAAACATCTTTATTAAGTTTATAATAGTCTTTTTGCCAATTCTCAAAATCAGTAATGTCATTTAATGATAATTGCTTTATATCATCTATTGTATCACTTTCACTAGAATTTTCAACAGAATTTTCAATTATTTCATCAAGTTTTTCTTTATATTCTTCATTACTTGTATGCCAATCATCAGCTCTATGCTGGTACTTCTGCTTGTTATCCTTATCAAGGCTATACTCAGCTAAACGGTTAAACCTTTTTTCTTGTCTTTCTGCGTTTTGTTGCCTTGTTTCTAGGGTTTCTCTTTCTTCCATTTGGGCAAGTTCTTCACTGCTTACAGGTTCAAGAGAGGTAATACCCTCGTAATAAGTACTTGTACTATCCTTACACCTTGGATGAAACAAACCACCTGCGATAGCCTCGCTAAGCAAAGGATAATTACCATCAGCTTTACTGCCACCGGAATATACATCATCAATAAACACCCTGCCAATGTACTGTGCACAATCAGGACAACCACCCTGACGGGAATTTACCACCACAAGTGAAATACCCCATTCTTGCCTTTTCTGACCCTCACCATAGAGATATGCCCTTTTATTAGCAGTACGAATTGCCATATCTGCATAGTCGGAGAGTGTATGCCTAGCACCGTTACGATATTCCACACAATTAAGACCAGCTTGTAACATATCCTTAACTGCCATATCAACTGCTTTTTCATATGTACCTGCACCACTGTTTGCATAGACCTGAGCAGTGAAAATAGCTTTTCTGTACTTATCGTTTGACATTCTGAGTACTGCAGTTTCTGCCTTTTCCATATCGCTCTTAGTTGCATTAATAAGTGCATCTAACTTTCTGTCATTGACTTTGAAAAATTCACCGGTAGCTGAAGGACTTACCTTACCGACATTAAAGCCCTTTTTGATAGCTTTTAATATTTCAGCCTCTTGCTTTGCATTGCCGTCAGCCATTGCAGTTTTCAGCATTTCCTCAATTTTCTTATTTAATGTGGAAAACTGCTTACCGTATTTTTTTTGATTAGTTCTACGGTACTGTTCAAGGCTTTTAAGTTGTTCGGACTGCCACTGTGACCAGTTATAACCTTCCTTTTCTTCCTCTGCCCTATGATGTTTAAAATTTCTCATCATACTGTCAATGAGTTCATTTTCTATGGTTTCAAAGGCTTTAGAAATATCATAATCAGCCATTGTTTAGTACCGTATTTAGGTCATCAATTTCAGAGGTTTCATCAAGGGTGGTTATGCCTTGTTCTTCCTTAATTCTTTTGACTTCCTCAGCTTTCCAATCAGAACACTTACTATCTCCATAGAGCTTTTCAACAGAAGTTTCAACACTCATTATTGCACTTTGTCTTGCTTTACCTACAGTTTCTACTTGACTTTCGAAAGAAGGGTTTGCATACTCTCTAAAGTTAATTGCCACATCAAGGTCAGCCGGTACTAAGGCTTTATTTGTTAGTTCATAATAAGCATTAAGTACGGACTTAACAAGATTAGGTAATGATTTTTCAAGAAGTTTAACAAAGTTCTGTCTTGTATATAAAGTAGTCTTTTCTTTTTCTCTCTGTGCCTCTGCATTGTCCAATTTCTTATTATCAATACCAAGAGTACTTGGACTGATAACACCCTGTAGGCACAAATCTAAAGCAGTTACATAGGCTGATAGGTAACTTTCGTGTTGAATAGAAGGTGACTCTGTTACAATCTTATTGCCTACACCCTCTTTCATATCGTTACCTATAGCAATGTACCTGTTATCAAATGGGTTTGGTGCAATAGGCTCACCTGTTTCAGGATTTCTAGGTATGTAACAATCAGGCATATATGTTTTTGTTCTGGCTGAACGAGAGGCATCCATCCACTGTGACCATATTTCATCTATACTGTCAAAGGCATCTTCCTTGTTACTGATAATACCCTTACCTCTGCCCTCATAAAAGCCATTGCTATAAATTAAAGGTACTGCCCACATATATGACTTATCAAATGTGATGCCCTCACTATCTATCCAAGACAAGGCACTGACAGTATGAAGGTCAACCTCTCTTCCGTTGTTGTCATATAAAGCATATTTGATATATCCATATCCGTAGGTCTCTTCAAACTGATAGCACCTTGTCTTTTCTGTGTATTCTGTATAGAACTTAATTTCTCTGATTCTGCCACGAACATAAGTGTATTTTACCTTTTCGGCACCGTACCACTCAATGATAGGCAATTCTGAAATCTCATTGTCAAAGGAAATCTTAAATGCACCGTCACCTACTATTGCAAGGTCCTTAATTGCACTTTCAAGCACATCAGCAAAATTATTTTCTTTCTGTATTTTCTCCCATATTTCTTCATATTCGGTTGTATTAATATTGTGTATTTCAATACCGTTAAAATCGGTTTTTAGAATATTGGTAATAACATCAACCATTAAGGCAGGAATAGCAACATGGATTTTCTGTATCTCCTGACCTGCTGTAGGTCTAGCTTTCCAAAACATTGTTTTCTGAACATCAAGACTTCCATACAGTTCTTGAAGTTGCTTACTCTTGCCCCAATACCATATTCTGTTTTTAGCACAATCAGTTAGGTGGTTTACACCCTCACTGATTGTAATGGTAGTATCTGATGCAGAAGTAATCCTAAGAAAACTCCTTAATCCTTTTCTTACTGTATCAGCCATTCTATTAATCAGCCCCATTCTCTATTCACATCCTATCTTGTCCTTATAGGGTAGCCACCCATACTGTGATGAGTTTATAAAGTGATCATTACCATCTTCAGGAGTATTGTCTTTATCCTCTAGCCAAGAATACAGTTCATATTCCTGTATAGTGCTTGTACAATGTTCCAATATAAAATAATGCCCTTTAGCAAACCAGCCTAAGAGCATATTAATTCTATCTATTATTGTTGTTTTCTTGTATGCGTTATTAAATGTAAATACACAACCGTTCTTGCGTTTATATTTGTTCAATTCTGTTATAGTTGCTTGATCTGCATTATCAATAAATACATTTCTTGCAAGTCCCCACTCAGCTTGATTTCTCTTTAAAAATTCAATGTAGTTTATAGCCACATCAGATGGTGCCAGTGGTGTTTTTAGTTTTGCATTATTATATTCCTTTTCGTCTAGCTGAATACAATTACCTCTACTGGTTATTCCAAAGAAGGTCATTGCTATTGTGTCAGGTGACTTTTGGGAATATGCAGTATCAAGCCCTGAAGTAAAGATAATAAAATGTTCCTTTTTTCTATCATCAGCAAGGAACTGTTTTGCCCATTCTTTTGACTTAATATGAACATTTCTATCAAAGTTACTGAACACAAGACCTGTAGCCCTGCCTCTAAGTCCTAAAATCTTATTCTTATAAAGCTTTGTACCCTTTGGAACATTCAGTTTAATTTGTTCTATTTTATTTTTAGATAGTCCTAGGTTATGTTCAAAAGAAAAGAACCAATGGACCCAGTTAGGCTTTGGTTCTTCTGTTAGCATATTTAATATTTCTTTAGGTGTATCTGACTTGTACTTTTCAAGTGGTCTGGAACAGTTAATGTACTCCTTATACACCGGTAAATTTGGGTCATCAGGATTAAGGGTAGCCATAAAGTAGTCACAACGCATACTTGCTTCTCTCACAAAGTCTATATCTGCTGTATTGATTTCATCAATATACAAGCAACCATACTGACCACCCAGAGCCTTCTGCCACTTTTTCTTATCACCATAACCCATAACATACACAATCTTATTGCCCTTGTTTGTATGAAACAGAATGTGTGGTATCTTTTCATCTTTTGTGCCATTACCGTTGTACTCTGTAAGAACACCAAAGTCATCAACAACACCAAGGTCCTTATTAATAATATTCTTTTCAGCAGTACCTGTGTCTTTTGAGGCAATGATATGATATTTCTTATTACTTTGTGCAACCTTTAGAAAGAATTTAAAGATACCTACCGTTGTTTTACCTGCAGCAGTAGTACCTTCAAGAAACTCAACAGGTGCTTTACATTTGATGAAATCTTTATACTTTTGAGAAAGTAATAAATTACTCATCATCAACACTCATTTGCTTAATCAGGTCATCAAGTTTAGAAACTTCTGCACTGACATTTGCATCAACTTTTAGGGTATATTCACCAGTCATTTTATTAAGGGTATCAATAGCCCTAATTCTGTCTGATGTTTCTTCTAAATCGTTTCTTGCAATATCAGATAATGTTACCTGTCTGTCTTTTGCACACATTATTCTTTCATCTTTCAGCTTGTCGGAAAGTTCTTTGATGTACTGTACTATTGTAGTATTTTGTAGTAGTTTTGATGCATTAGTGTTTGCATATTTTTTTGAATATCCTGCTTTTATTGCGCTTTCTGTGGCATTACCACTCTGTACATAATATTCAGCAAATTTCTTTTGTCTTGCGTTTAGCTTATCATTCATGATAACACCACCTCTCTTTATTAAAATGCAAAAGAAAAAGGCTAAGCAGCGCTTAACCTTTTCAATACAAAATGTTATTTTAAATTTTCCAAACATTCAAGTTTAAATTTATAATAATTAACTTTATACCCATTTATTATGCCAAATACTATAAATGCAACAACTGAATATGCAAGGGCAAAAATAAAAAATTCATATAAACTGTCATTAATATATTTTGAAAATGTTTTTGCAATCATTAATGAAATTACAGTAAGTGCTAAATTAATCCAAAATGTAACCAAATTAAAACAGTTACTTGTATCAAAACTTTCTGTTTTCAGCCTTATTATTTCATTCTCAATTTCATACTTACTTTGATACTTATATGAATCAATAATAATTTGTTTCATTTGATAGTAAGTAGTATATTTACATATCTTTGTACCCATATCTCTTTCAAAAGTTTTTCTTGTAAAAAATCCTATATTTTTCATTCTAACTATCACCTCATATTCTATTATACACTAATTAAATAAAAAATGTTGTAATTTGCAATAAATTGTCAGTATAAATAAAATATGATGGTTATATATGTGAATTTTCACTACAACAAAACCCACCTAAGTGATTAAGTGATTAGGTGGGCAATGCTGAATTTTTTATAAGAGGAATAGTAGAAGTGAAAATCATTCTTGCAATCTTATCTATCTCTTTCGGTTTTCCATAATATCATTATAGTACTTTCTATAGTGGCTTTTAATGGCTATTTAATACTTTGCTAAACTCTTTCAAGGCTTTCCCATGTATTCTATATACCCATCTCAAATCATAATTCATACAATCAGCTACCTGTTCCCATGTTTTATGATTTAGGTAATACTCTGTCAGAACTGTTTTATATCGTTCATCAGTTAGCATATGTATAAGGGTTCTGGCTTGTTCCTTTAATTCTACAAGCTGGTCAATTTCTTCATTGATTTTAGCTTGTAATAAAACAATCTTATCAATAATCTTTGTAAAGTCACCACCACTACCGGAACTCTGTACCCTTTCACCTTGGCTCTGTGGACTTACTTGTAGTGACTTTAACTTTAGGTGATACAGTTCATCACTCTTAGTATTAATGCTTATATCGGCAAACCTTACACGATTAAGGTACTCTTTAGCGTTCATTGTTTCACATCCTTTAGTATCTGCATTTCATACTTTATGTCTGCACAATCTTGTATCATCCTAGAATTCCAACTAACCAAAATATGAAATGCCACTTCTTGTGGACTTGTTTCTCTGTCAATTACTTCAACACCATCTCTCAAGGCATCAAGAAATGCATAATACTCAGTTTCAGAAATATCTCC